CAGAAGCCCTCGAGAAACTCTCCGATGCCGGCCGGGTCATCCCCGGGCCGCACCCTGCGCGAGCTCGGTGACTCCTCTCCCTCGATGATCCCAAACTCCTCGGCCGCAAGCCTTGCTGCGGTGCGGTGCCCGACTTCCGGGCGATCACGAAAGATCTCCTCGGCCCGTGCTGCAATCTGTAATGCTTGGCGCCGCTCTTGCACGGTGTCGAGCTGGAAAGTGAGCGCGCCAGTTGCATCATCCCGTGAAAACCGGGTGTTAAATATTCCCGCAACAGCGTTCGCAATCGCGTTTGAGTCAGCACTCTTGAGCTCGCGGCCACCATCGGCGCCACCACCCGCCCCGGATCCTTTTGTCGGCCTGGGCGTCTTCACGGCGCCCACATTCTCACTGCCCAGCACTCTGCCGGTCCGTGGGTCGGTGCGAACGGCTAGCGTTTGCGTCGAGCCTGGTGTGCCACCGCCACCGGTCAGAAAGCTCACATCCGGCCGGTTGGCAATCGCTTGTGCGTCGCGCCGCTTGATTGCCTCCGTTGCGTTGATAGTGAGCGCGGTCATGACGTCACCGAACTGTGATAGCGTCTCCGGGTCCGCATCGGCCGCCGGTAAACCGTCTTCGGTAAGGTGTGGGTTTCGGCGCAATACAGCGGTGCGCAGAACTGACCACTTGCTCGGGTCTGCCTGCACTGCGATACCGGCACGCGCGAGGTCCTCGTAAGTATCATCGAGCTGCTCACGAGACACGCTCAACGCCTTGGCTTGTGCGTCCATGAATGCCTCCGCCTTGGCAGGGTCGATCACAAGCATTTGCCTGGCTGCTTGCTGGTCCCCACCCAAAGCGCGCTCACGCAAGCCCGCCAACTGTGTGGCCTGATTGCGTGCGGTCGTGGCGGCCTGTTGCTGAGCATCGAACTGCTGGCGTCTCAGCGCACGGGTTTCTCGAGACGCATTGATCGCCTCGGCCTGTCCAAGCGCACGGCCGACGTTTGGAAATTGGACGTTGAACTCAGGCATCAGATTCCTCCAGAAGGAATACCGGGATTGATTGGAACTCCTGCGCCACTCGGCCTAAGAGCGTTCAATAGGATTTGATTGTTGATGCCGCTCGAGATCGCGCCGGTCAGTGCATTGGTTGCGTTGATTGTGCCGCCCGCTCTCGCGTTAGCTGCGTTCAGGATTCCACCGGCCGCGGCGTTTCCTGCGCCAATCGCCGTGTTGGCTGCCCCCTGGCCAAACTGGGCCGCAGCCGCATTGCCTTGGGCTATCGATGACTCGCCGATACCGGCAAGACGCGCGAGACGGTTAAAGCGGTTCCCCTGCCCCACCTGGAAGCGGTTAAATGCGTTACCAAATTCCTGGCTTGCCAGGCCTTGATTGAACCGCAGCGCCCCCTTGATGGCACGCCCAGAGTCCTCAATCGGACCAAGCGAGCGCTCGATGGCCTGCTCGCCCTGCTCGCGCCTGAACTCAAAACCTGGGTCGGCCTCAAAATCGGCCATCGTGAACGGCCGGGTGAGCTCCCCCCTGGCTGCAAATAACTCTTTGAGCGCGGCGGTTCCGATTGCGCGGCTCGGAGCCAAATCCTTGCGAATGAGGTTGAACGTCTGGCGCTGGAAGTTTAGCGACCGGATAGATGCCCGATCCTGAACGCGGCTCGCGGACCTCGCGCCTTTTTCCTGGGCATCGGCCGCGGACTTCGCGCCAAACAGCCCAATAACACCGCTTGCAATCGATCCAATCAATCCCAGTGACATAACCTAGTACCTCAGCACGCTAACACGATAAGTGGCCGACACCGGGTTGATGGGCGCCCCCGTAGGGTTGACGAGGCGAACCGTAACAACCCCCGCAGCCGACACGAAGCCCGTGACACTCAGATTAGCTTCTAATCCGCCAGGCGGCCCAACTACCACCGGGTCGTTAACCTCTGCTCTCGCAACCGAGATTGTGAGCTCTGCATCCGCGCCGGCTGAGATTGACGGAAAATCGAGCGTAGCTGTGGCCGAGTTAATGCCTAGAAGCTGGATGAGCGATTGCCAGCTCTGTGTGACCTTATCGAACCAGTGAACCCAAGAGCCGTCACCAAGCCCAACCCTCAGAGGTGGTACGGCAAGATCGTCAACGCGCTCAGTGGTCACGCTGCTTGCCCTCTGGCGGCCGTCGAGCGGGCCACCTCGAGATTCATGCCGATCACAACACGCTTAACAGGGTCCGACACCGACAACTGATAAACGCGGTCACGCGAGCGGCCAAGCCGGGGCCATCTGGCACGGCGCCGGTATTCACCAATCTTGCCCATCGCGCGCCAGATCTCAGCGCTCCACGTGAAACCTCCGTCGTTTGAGAACCGCAGCATCGCTTGAGGGTCGGAGCCCTGACCGCTGTCGAGCCCCACTCCGCCCTCGAAATCGAGCTCGAGCGATACGTGCGACAGCCGCTCTCCTGAGTCGTGGATATGCTGCCCGATGATGAGTCCGCGGATAATTGCCCCGTTGTCGGTAAACTCATCGGCCCTGATCTTGTAAAGTTTGCCGGTGGAATGGTCGCTGACGATATTTTCACCAAAGGCCGATTGATGCAGGTTCGATAGATGCCGCTCGCCCGCGGTACCACTCGAGCGCTCGTGCCACTCTTTCGAGCTGGAGTCGAAAGCCCATGTCTTGCCGGCGGTCGGAAAGCTGATCACGAAGAAGATGTGCCCTTCCTGGCCATACGAGTACGCAACTGCATCATCAACGTTCGCGTATGTTTTCCATGTCGCTTCAACTTGATCGGTAGAAAACCGCACCGGCTGAAATCCGTTGATACGTATTGCCTGGAGCGCCCCGTCTTCGTGCTTGCGCCCAAGGAAACCAATCGAATCGTCAAACTGGGTGAGAGACGATTGCGCCGCTAGCCCCCAAGCAATGTGGGTGCCCCCGAGGCGGGCAAATGGAAAGTCAGCATTTCCTGTCTTGCTCCACACCTCGATGCTGCGTTCGCCCATAAGCCAGAGTTCGCCATGATCGCCGATGAGATTCGAGATAGGGTCTGGCTGCTGGTTGGCCGAATCGAAGTCCAGCGGATCCCATGCAAGGCCGTCATTCAGCGCAGATATGAAAAACTTTTCAGTAGCCGAATCGAACACGATGAAGAACCCGTCGAGGTGGGTCACCGCTGCCGGGCTGAGCGCCGTGAAATCAGGGTCGGAGATAGTTACAAATACATCCGTGTCCTTGTTGTAGATGTACCCATCGGTGCCATCGACAATCATCAGTTGCGTGCCATTGTCCGCGCTTGAGACGAAGCCCGAGGTTGTGTTTAAGGTGCCCTTGGCGGTGTCGACTCCGGCCGCGTCAATCGACGACAATGCCCCGCGAAAAACTGAATAAAGCTTGCCACCGAACTCGTGCAGGACGCGGGAAGCGAACGCCCCATAATCGCCCAGCAACGACAGGCCAGGCGTCCCATAGAGCGCCACCACGCTCTTGCCGTTCTGGTCAAGCTCAGGGAAGAAATTGACGAGCTGCTCGGTGTCGACCGCCATAGACTTGCCCTTGTGCGAGCCGGTGGCAAAGGGAAGTAGCGGCATGGTTTATCCTTGGCTGATGTCGTAATCCGAGCGGTTGTTCTGGAAGTCCAGCAACCCCGGCTCAAACTTCACATCAACGAGGTTGAAATAGTAAGTCTTCAAAAGCCTGAGCCCTCGACGCGCCTCACGTATCGTGATCGCCGAGGGCTGAGCCTCGAACAGCGGGGCGATGCGCTCGGCCAGATTGGTGATAATCGCCTGCTCATGATCTGGCGGAAGTAGAAATGTGTCACCCAAGGCAAGGTCAGTGTGCTCGATTCTGATTCCTTCGAGCGACCATGCCTTGACCATCCGGTTAAGCGCAGTCAAGACCTCCTGAGCATCATCAGCGTTCATCGGCTCGCCGGCCGCAAGCTCGCCGAGCTCTCGCAGCGCTGCCTCAACCAAGTCGCGAGCGGTGCTCACTTGCTCTCGTCGCGGTCAACCGTTTCCGCGTGCTCTGCCTGCTTCTCGGCACGGAATGCTTTTGACCACTTCTTCGGGCTATCAACGTACCCATCAGGCATTTCGCCGTCGTACACGATCTTGCCCATAGGGCAATCCTTCTCGTGAAACACCCACATTGGCGGGTGCGGGGGCGGTTTCGCGGTATCCCCCTCGATCTCCGCTAAACGCTCCTCGGCCAGGCGCGCACGCTCCTCGGCCTCGGCGTGCCGGGCCTCAAGCTCATCGAGACGCTCAGATAAGTCAGTGCCGCTCAAATCTGCCATATCCACTCTCCTTGAAGTATCGGGGCGGCGCTAACCGCCCCGATTGATCTACGCACTTACGCGCTTTACGTGTTGACAGCCCAATACCGCGCGGCGAGCTCGGGATAGATTGTTTTCCACCCGTAGAGCACATCGAGACGGCACTTTTGCTGATCAGAGCTGATGTCGTAATCCTTGATCAGCCTGATGCTGAAGCCTTCGTGATTCACCCGTGCGCTAAAGCTCACCCCATCGGGGATCTCGAGCGGGCGCATGGCAAGGGAGAAAGCATCTTTGTGGAATGCCATGTTTTGCACGTAGTCGGTGACGGTCGCACCGCGCTCCGTGATGGCGGCGTTATCCGCAGGCACCGCGCTCACAGTCTGGTATGGGCCAGAAGTGATGATCGGGGGCGATATGGTCAACGTTGCCGGCCCGGTGCTCGCACCAGAGTTGGCATCTGCGGTCACAACGAAATCCTGAAGGAATCCAGAATCTTGCTTGCTCACCGGGTTAACGTGGTTTACACCCGCGATTGTGAACACATCACCGGCCACCGTTATTGGAGATAGCGAGTTAGTCCAGCCATCCGTCAACAGCGTTTGGGTCCAGGTGTTCTTGGAGGATAAATAGGTAACATTCTGCGACGCACCATTGACCAGCGGGGTGCCGGTCAAAACGCCATTGGTGTGAACCTTGGTGTTCTGGTCCATGCCAAACGCAAAGCCCGCTATGTTGCCGAGCTTGCCGCGGGTGAATGCAGACTTGACCATGCCCTGTTGAAACAGAGTGGTCTGAGCGGATGCCATATCCCAGAATGCGCCAGGGTTACCCACCCACACGCGGTCTATCGGCCCGGCACCCATGTTGCTCGGAGGCACCGCCATGTTGTCGAGCCGCTTGGATGCGACGGCCAGATCGGCAAAAGAGTTGGGTACGGTGAACGAGCCATCAGCCGAGACCGATGAATAAACATTCTTATACTCATCGAGCCCATCCGCATCGATCTTGTTCGCCAAAGCGATCATCGCCGGGCGGATATAGCGGGCGGAAAACTCTTCAATTGTGGTCGTGAGATCCTTGGAAGTGAAGATGATAGGAACATGCTTCTGAGTTACCGCCGTGAAGGTGAAATTCGCCTCCTCGGTGTCACCGGTTCCAAGCGTTGCGCCATCGGTGACGTCGTAACGGTTGGGCCTGCGAACTCGGACAGACTCGCCATTCTTGGCGAAATCATCCTCGAAATTGCGATGGACGTTGTTGCCCATCACAAGATGGTTTTGCATTTGCAGCATCGCTTCCTTAACGATGATGTCTGGAGTGATTAGCGCAGTTGCCACTTTAGTATCCTCGGGTTAGAGAGTCCTCTTTACCCGTACCTCTCCTCTTCTTGGCGCCTGCGGATCCGGTTGTACGTCGCCTGGTCAACTTTGTTCAGGTCCGTTTCGGCAGCGCTAGCGCCTGGGCCGCCCGAGTCGAGCGGCTGGATGGGTTCGGGGGTCTGGGAAAGCTTCGGGGCCGGCTTTGTTTCTCCGTTCCCACCTTGCTTGGCCGAGTCGTTGAGGATGTGCTCGATCTTACCTATCTCACGGGCGGCCGAAAGCTCGCTATCGAGTCCGCAAATGCGGGTCGATTCCTTCGGGTTCTTGCCGAGCCAGTAAAGCACCTCGGCACCGTTGTCAGATTCCAAGATCGTCCTGACCATCACGTCGGATACGTCGAGGTTCACCGCATAGGCCACAGCCGCAAAATCATCGTGCTGCGTGGTCGCTTGCTCCACCTGTTCGGTCCAATGCTCCGGGGCCTCCTCCCTGGCTTGAGTGGACTCGCTTGACTCGCTTGACTCGCGTTCTCCGGTATCCGGGGTCTTCGCGGTGCGTTTGCGTTCTTCGATCTTCCAGTCCGCCAGGGCATCGGCCCATTCCTCATCGCTGTTGAAGTCTTCGGCCTTTGGCATCGGGTCGGGGGCCGCGGAGGTGCGTTCCAGCACTTCATTGGCGCCCTCTAGATGCGCAATGCGTCGGTTTGCTTCCTCTAGCTCGAGAGCCATGCGCTCCAGCTTCCGGGTTCTCCGTGCCGCCCTACTGGGCGCCGCTGCTTCTTCGGGCGGGGCGGGTTCCTCGGACTCTTGCGTTTCGCTCTCGTCTTGCATTTGGCTCTCTTCCGCGGGGGCCTCCGCGCTCTCCTGCTCAGGCGCCGCGTCGATAGTCACCGCTTCACCGCTCCGATGGCGCACATAGTCTTCCTGGCTTAGGGCGCCAAGCTGCTCGGCGGTAAGTACCTGCGGTTCTTTCTCTTCGGTCATCTGAGTTACTTCTTCGTCTGCCATTTCCCGTGTCTCCAGTCGGGCCATCACGTACCGCCCACAATGGGCGAGGATTCCTCGACACGCCTACTTACTGCAATACTCCTGCCTGCGGTTCAGGGGCGGGCTGTCCTTGCCCTGCCTCCGTTTGATTCTCCTGAATCATCTGGGCGATCTCACTTTCGATTATCGCCCTGATGGCCACTAGGTCTATACCTGCCTGCTGTGCCTTGTCAAACAGCGAAACCAGCGCCTCGAGCTCCTTGGTCTCGGCCGCGGCTACCTTGGCCTCCGCTGTGGCGAGCTTAGCCTCGCCCTCGACCTGGGCGATCTTCTCTTCCTGGCTAGGCGGCTTAGGTTCCTGCGGCTCCTCGCCGGCGTCTCCCTCCTGGAGCTCTGGAGGCAGCATCTTACGAAGCCGCTCGGCCACCTTGTCGGCAAGCGGCCAATCCATTGACTGCATCAAGAGATCGCGAATCATCGGCGCCGCGGCCGGGTCGACACCAAGATAATCGATCATCGAGTCGACCGCCTCGGCGCGCTGCGTGGCGTGTGATGGGCCGGTGCTGACCAGCACATCGAAACGTCCAGCGCTTAAATCGTGCAGCATCACTCGCTCGCCTGTCTGCTCATCGGTGACGGTCTGATTGACTCTCACAAAGTCCTCGGTGTCATCACTGAATCGAATCCGCACCACCCGCTCGGAATCGTATACCCGGGGAATCATATCGACCAAGATTTCGCCGGCATAGCGTATTGCCTTGCCGATGTTATCGATGAATACGAACGAACTGATGTCAGCCGTCGATTGCCGGGCGCGGATAGCCTTGCCGCTGGTCTCACGTGCATCGGCGCCGAGCGATGGCGGGAAAAATCCAGTCGTCGCGTTGATGTCTGAATCCGCTACCAGCATCTCTTGAGCCCATCCGGGTGATGGGAGCGGCGGCGTTGCGCGTTGCGGTGCACCCAACCCCTCGACCGGCGTATAGGGCAGAAACGCTGCGTTAGAGATGTTTGCCTCGTTCCATGCCTTCTCGTGCTCGGCTATCTGGTCAATCGCTGCGATATATGGCGCTTTGGGCTGTAGGGCAATCCCCTCGACGTGAGCCGAGCGCGCATAGTTGTACGAACGTTGCGCATCCTTGGCATGGCGAATCACCCCGCGCTTAATCACAACCCCGTCGACGTTGAGCTCTTTACCGCTCACCTCGATTATCGGAATGAACTTGCACGGAAACTCAACCGGCCCTCGGATAACCTGGGCGCCGGCCAACAAAAACCACTCAACCTTTGAGCCTTCCACCTCACGGCTCTTGACGAGATCGACGCCGGACGCTTGTAACTCCTCGACCACTTTCTTGGTCTCGTCGTTAAGCGTGTATACAGCTCCGTTACTGAACAGCCCCACAGTTTTCTTGATCGGTACACGCCGAAAATACTCGGCCACCAAAACGTTGGAGTCTTTCCACCACCCCTCCCACTGGACTCCCGCATCGCGATCACCCGCGAAGTCCGATATGGGGTCGGCGCCTGGATAGCGGTTGGCAAACTCGTCCTTGTCAACCCATCGTGTGACGAAGCCAAAATTTGCGTCTCGCTTGTCCTGCTCCATCGCGTCAGGATCGAGGTATACGGTGAAAGCGTTTCTAATCCGTTTGATACGGATTACCTGATCGAATACGTCATCATCGACATAGTTGGTGATGATGCGAAAATACCCGAAACCGTGCTCGGCGCTATGCTGTCCGGCATGATCATAGGCTGAGTCTGCGTTTGATTGGCGCTCGATGTCACGAATCAGCCCTTCATAGACCTGGCTCATCTTGTATCGATTGCGGCCGATGCTCTCGATGTCTTTCCCGCCAGCCGAGCTGGCGTCGGTAGGGGATACTGAGATCGAGTTACGGTTCTGGCGCTGCGCCCCGATAACCTGATCGACGTGAGACGGGAGCTTGTTTATCGTCAACATCGGACGGTCTTTGCGAGCGGTCTTGGCCTCTGGCGACCACTGGTCCTCGCCATCGAGAAATTTCACATCCTCCATGGCCCGGTCACGGTTGACCTTCTCGGCATCACAGCAACGACGGAACCGGTCGCGTGCCTCGGTGAGTACGTCGCTCTCCTCAGTTGATGCGTCAAACTGATTCGCCGGCTGGATTTCGATTGGGCCAAAGTCTGCCATCAGTGTGACATCCAGTCACCGCCCGAGCTGTCGGCGGCCTCAATGGCGGGGGGTTGCTTGCGGTCCCTGAGTCGCTTCTTGTCGCTCACGGCAAAGTAGCGAAACGAGCTCGCGCCGCCCTCGCTCCAATCGTGGTCCGGATCTTGCATCCAGCGCTGCTCCGTCTCGTCGTACTCTCTATGATAGTGCCAAAGCGCGTTGAGTCCATCCTCGCACTTTTTCTCATCGAAGCATGTGAGCGCGATTTGCGTCTTTGTGACGTCGATTCCCTCTTTTAGGGAGAGCTTGGGCGCCATGTGAAACTTGATCCCCAATGCCCTCGCCCGCTTGGTCCGTGTCTCGCCTGAGCCGTACTCGCGATGGCCAATGTCATGCCCGGCAGTATGAGAGCCGTACACATACGGCTTGTTGAGCACCATTTTGGCGAGCTCGGGAAGTCCGGCGTCGGTAGTCTCTTCGTAGTCTATTGCGTGGTACTGGCTGCCGTGGCGTTGGATGAACCAGATCCCGTTTTCGTCTCGAATCCCGATGTCCCAGAATGTGTGTACTGGGCGATCAGGATCCCATGGGAACTGACCGATCCGATCATCGCGTGTGGCATCCACTAGATACTTGCCGTAGTAACTGCCTTCGTTTGGAGAATCGAACGAGCAGTAATACTCCTGATCGATGAGCTCGTCCGATACGCCTGCTGCGCGCTCCTCTTCGATATCTTTTTTCGTGAATACGGCGGTATCGTCCACCGTCAGGATTTCAAAGAACCACTTAGGATTCTTCTTGGCCATGTCGGCCATCTTCTTGCCGTGGTTCGGTCCTCTAGGGGTGTATGGGAATATCGCCCAGCCGCCATTTTCTCGCAGTATCGGGGCCAGATATTTCCATGAGCTGGGATTCGTTAGCGACCATTCCGAGAACACGATCCCGCGTGTGTTACCGCCGACGAGCGTGTTGAAATTGTCTGCCCCACACGCATACCAGTACGAGCCGAACCAGTCTATTCGCATTTCGGAGTTGTTCGTTCCTTGGCGGTACTGCGGCGGGAATGCCTGGTCAATCATGCGGCGGCCTTTCTTGTCGATACCATACCAGAGCAGCTTTCGTGCCTGCGTCGCCTTGGGAAACATGTGCAGATACGTGCCGCGCTTTTGCGCAGCCTCCCCGGCCGTCCAATTTATGGCGGCCGAATCCTTGCCGGCGCGGCGGTGCCATACGATACAAGCCCGCTTCTCCTCGGAGCCACCCGTGTCCATGTACTCGAGAAATGGAACCTGGTGCGCCCGCGGTTTCCAGTCATTGGGCAAAGTGAGGAATTTTTGGGCCGGCGCACTCACTTCTTTGGCTCCGCCTTCTTCTTGGAGTAATCCATCCGCCTGATCACAAGCGGCGCATCTGCGTCACCGCTGTGCTCGTGGCGGTCCTTTTGCCCTAGTATTTGCTTGCCAAGCCAGACAAGCATTGCCGGATTCCCGGCCTTGGCAGCTATCCACTGCATTCTGCGAAGCGAGAACTTAGCATTCTCACGTCCTCGCTCCATCTGTGGCTTGCAGTGGCGTTGCAGCGACCGTGCAGAGCATTTGAGCATAGCCGCGATCTCGGCGGTGGTTGCCCCTATGCTCGCGAGATTTTCGACGAGCTCCTTATCGCACTTGAACTTTGGCGTTGCCACGGCTACGTCGCTTCTTCAAGCGCGCTCACTTTGGCCTGTATCGCCTCGATTGTGACGGCTTTTTGCTCGGCGGGCGGGAATTGATGGTGAATGCGTTTCCCATCTACTATCACGGTAACCCAATTGAGTCCGCTCACTTCGTCTCTAACGGCCCTGTGTACGCGCACACCGTTCCCAAGCAGCGCTTGGAGAGAACGCCTTAGCTTGTAGTCAGGGGCGCCTGTGTGGCCCATCAGTGAGCCACCGGGCTATCGACGATCTCCTGTTGTATGACCACCTCTAGGATCTCGGCGGATGTGACGGTGGTCACCTTGTGGGAAACGTCGTATAAGCCTGGACTGCCAGTAAGCACGGCTTGCGTTTTCTTCGAGCCAGCAAGGATTGTCTCGCCCGTGATGGTAAGTCCGGTGGATTTCACCGAGAGAGACGCGGCGGCGATGGTGTCGCCTTTGAGTGCAAACGTCCAATCGACATCACGCACCCGTGTCTCGTGCTCGAGCATCTTTGGCCAGCAGGCGGGGTAAGTTTCCATTATCTAAGCGCTCTCACGGTTGTGGTGTCGGCTTTCGCCTTGACGGTTGAGTCATCGGCTAGCGCGAATACAACTTCGCCAACGAGCTCATCAACGACAAATGTGACGTCAAACGTGGGCGTCCCGATTACTGCTCCAGCGCTAGTGACCAACACAGAAGCGGGGACAGTTACCGTTATCGTCTCGTTCGCAGTGATGTCATACGCGACCGCCGCGGTCAAGGTGATGGTGACTAGCGTATCACTGGTGCGAACGACTGAGCCGACTACCTCCTTGTCGCGCACCTCGTTGTTCCATCCGAGCACCTCGGCTTGCGCGCTATCGAGCCCATCGATAATCGCTTGACGCTCGGCGTCAAACGTCGCGCCAGCCGCGACCCATGTATCGTTGGTGAGCTCTATGGTTATCTGCTCGCCGCCAGCGACTATCTGGGCCTCGGTGAACCCTCCGGTAATTGCAGCCGTAGCTGGAGGTGCCGCAAGGGCGATGCCTGAGTAAGCCCAGGCCATCTGGGCGCGTTGAGCCGCCGTATCCGCATCGGACCCGTCCGGCTGGGGGAAAAGCGCAAGCCACGGATGCAGTAGCCCTGCGGCCGATGAGCGCTTGTCTTGTGTGTCAACGGCCACTTATGGCCCCGTCGCGATTTCACCCCGGGTGAATGTGGTGGCGTCGTCAGAGATTGTGGATTTATGGTCCACCACCGCCCCAGCGTCGTCATAAACCGATATCTGTGTGGCGGTAGTCTCGATCTTGTTGCGCAGGAACTTGTATAAATAGTCGACCTTGGTCGCCATATCCGGGTTGACCGGTGGTGCGCCTTGAGCGGGCTCACCCCGGGCGTTGTCAAGAAGCGCCAAAATCGAATCAGCAACAGCGTCGGTCAGCTCAAGCTGGCCAATGATGTCGTCAGTAATCAACTCATTGGTATCAGCAAAAATATCAGACAGATGCTTACCTGCGCTGTCGGCAGTTAAATGGCCTGCGATCAGCTCATCCCAGATCAGATCCACCGCTGCGGCTGTCAACGTCATTGCATCACCGGCTTTGCTCGGCGCATATAGCCCTTGTGCTGTGGCTAGCGTGACGCCATCGGTGCCTGTGAGGATGTCCAAATCCGCCTGCGCGGTAGCAATTAACCCAGGGACGTTATCGACTTGCAATTCGTTGGTGTCAGCTTCAATCGCATCGATACTCGCTTGTGTCGCCGTTAGCAGGTTGACGCCGCTCACACCGGTGATGATATCAAGATCTGCTTGCGCAGTTGCGATCAGCCCTGGCACGTTATCGACCTGTAGCTCGTTGGTGTCCGCGACGATAAGGACCGTTTCCGCCTTCAAAGCGATAATGTCCGCCGCAATATCAACCCCGGCGGCATTGGTGATTACAGCCGCAGTTATCGCCGCTATCTCTGTATCCAAGAAATCATCGACCGTATCGATCAGAGTCTTTAGTGCCGAAAGACCATCGGTTGCGTTGGCCAGGTCTTTGGCTGCCGCGCTCTTATCGAGCGTGAACGTACCGACCACCTCACCTATTACCGAAGTCCCTCCAACTGTCCCCGCGTCCATGACAGCCGCGTAGCTCCCGCCTGCGTTGAATCCCGAGGCGGCGGTAGCGGTTATCGTAATCACGTTGAACCCGGCGTGCCCATTGAGGCTAGCCGTCAACGTTTCAGCGGTCACGATTGGGGTGGCAGTCGCGTCCTCGTAAATGTCCACCACTCCAGAAACCAAGGCAGTCGGCACGCCATCTGAGAATTGCCGAGTAGTGAAATACAGATACACAGTATCTTCTAGTTGCCAGTCAGCACTCACGCCGCCAATCCTCCGCCTTGCCCTGCGATTCCACCTTTACCCACAAGCCCGCCACCGCCAACAAGGCTGGACATGACTCGCCCGCCAGCCGGCGCTGCTTGCTCGATCACACCAGATGTCACGATCCATCGCCGCAACATCCCAGGATAACCGCGCTGACTTAGCTCGATGTATTCCTGAAATTCCGTCTCAGTCCAGACAGCACCCCGCATGCACCGGAAATCATCTATCTCGCCATCGAAAAATACAGGTGAAGCACGGTTATCTTTACCAACCTTAAAGCCGAGCGTAGGGTGATTCATCTGACCAAGAGGGGTTGTATCAGTGGTTTTGGTTGTGTTGACGTCCACGCCATCGATATACAGCAGCAGCGTACCCGCGTCCCAAGTCATGCCGACATGACGCCAAAGCCCGTTGTTGAAAGTCACACCGGTTCGATAATCCTTGCGACCCCCTGCGGTTGTATCAACCCATTGCCTAAGCTTTCCGCCTGTGTAAAGTTCTAAGGCTAGCGCACTTTTACTTACAATCTCAAAATCCCCAAACAACATACCGCGCCCGGTTGACGTGGTACGCACCCAGCAGCAATACGTGAACGAATCAGCCGCATCGAACGCAAACGGCCCGCCATAATCGTAGCTGGCAAAATCATTCGAGCCGTCATAACGCAGACTGCCCCAGCGCTCACGAGTGTTGGTTTCCCAGGACAGAGAGCGAGACATGAGGCTATCGAGAGTGAGGTCTCTACGCTTGGCCAGATCCTTCAGTACATCACCACCCTGGAAATGCGGCACGGTTAAAAGCCACGCCACGCAATCCCGGTTAAGGTGATGCGTCCAGTCGATTGGGTTCTGCCAATCAACGGACAGGTATGAGCGTTCGAACGGTCCCATTAGTCGATAATCACGTTTGTGATCGGCTCAAGAACGAAGTGTGTTTCAACGTCATCGCTGTGAAACCCAGCACCACTCTCATTCTTGACGATTAGAATCCCATAGCGCGTGGGTGGAACATAGATTCCAATGAATCCGGTTTGAACTGCCGTGGTAATGTCATTCGAGCAGATGAAATTCCCAATTTTCACACAAAGCTTTACCAGTTCACTCAGTGTGCCTATACCTGACGGTGCCGCTGCATCTACTCCGTCTATGTTCTGGGGGTTGCCATTGGCGGCAGTAGAGATAGGGCTCGGCGCAATATAGAATTCAACTACCTCCCCAATGGTCGGAGTAGCTGCAAATTCAATCGAACCCATCAGTGCATAGGCCGCAGCTCTTGATGCCCCAAGGTCAAACTTAGCGCTTTCCCTGGCCGCAGCATCAGCAAGCGAAGCCGTGGCTATCTGGACATCGGTGCCGGCTACCTCTAGGCTTGTCTTGGCAGCACCACCAACAAAATCTCCAGCATGGTCGCCAAAGACGAGTTGCGTACCGACCTGCAATACTTGAGTATCTGGGAGTGCCATTAGCTTCGAGCCTCCAAAATGTGCCCGGGCTTAACGAACCCTATCGACTCCTGAAGCGCAATAGACGTCAGTCCCTCGCTAAATCCCCCGAGCGTGGCCTTGATGCCCCCGTCGATACAGTTGCACCCGCTACCAAGCGCCAGGTCATCGAAAATGCGAGACCACTTTGTGTCCGTGACCGGGATAGTGATTGCGCCTTTGCTCTCGTCGAGCGCAGCAATAAATGTACGGGCAGATGTCACATGGTCATCCGTCAATGTCACCGCTGACCCGCCACCACCGAAAGGCACACTACTCCCCACATCCCGAGAAGCGACATAGGCGATAGCGCCATAAACCGGCCGAGTGCGAAACTTCTCGGTGTAGCAAAAATTCCGCATAGCCTCGACGTCCGGCAGTTGGGAATTGTCCGCGATGTTGAGCGCGTTGAACTCTGCTGCCGCCAATTTTGCGTCAGGGGCATAGGTGCCAGTTACCGGATGGTGGAGCAGCAACTGCGCAATGATTTTATCGATATCTGCCACTTACTTAAGCCTCCAAATAGATATCACGGGCGGTTGGTCATACTTGCGGTCGAAGTTCGACTTCGCGTGAATCAGATACAACAACCCGTCACGGTACATCCCACCGAGCGGCATGCGAGCGCGGACGGTGCCTAACTTGCCCTCGAACTCCAGCCCCGGATGAAATTCGCCATGCGAGGCGACCGGGACCGCGTTCGCCGCAATCTCTCCGCGCATTGCTCGGCGGATGTCGGCAAGCTTGAACGACCAGAACCACATGCTTGTGGGACCTGTCGAGACGTACCCGGGCGGTAAACGACCACCGGTCCGGTCCTCATATTTCAGACGCAATCGTTCCTTACGCTCAGGGTCGGTGATCTTATTGGTAGTCCACCATCGGTAAATGATTGCGTCGTCGCCGTATCCGGTGTGACTGCCCACCACCATGTACGTGTCGTCAACGATAAAGCCGACCGCGCCGTGGCTCATGTGGTTCCATAAGTCATTCGTACCAGCCTGGTTGTACGCATCCCCGAACGTGCGCTGGAACGGGCTAGACATCAGCCTTCGCGCCGGCGCCGGCTCACCTGTATCGAGGTCGGTCGGGTCGATAGACCATGCGCTCGGTCCCCAGGAGAAACGGCTCACAATCGGCTGGCTCGATGTGCCACCCAAGAGCATCGGGCCAAACTCTTCTTGCAGCGCAAGCGGAACTTCGACCACCCAGCTATGAGCTCGGTCCTTGCTCGCTACGTCAGAGAAGTGGCGGAACTCCAGCGTCTCAGCGTCGAATGTTGCCACGTTGTCGACGTGGCTAAGCTCCCCACCACCGTCGTACCAGCCTCGGATGTGGGCGTGGATGTGGTCGCCGTGCGCGAATACGAAGCCAACACGATTCCCGCTACCTCCCGGCGTGGGCTTATGAGCGCCGCCTTTGGCTCCTGCATAACGAGCCACGGGCATATCGACGACAACCTTTGAACCATTCTCGGTCACACCGGGCCAGGTGAATTTTCCGATCCCCGTGCCTGCGCCAGTGAGGTAGAGCGTATCCCCCACAACATCCATGCCACCCTGCGGCTCGGCATATTTTCCGCCTGGCCATCTATCCTTGCCGTTTTCATCCCGCCCGCCCCACGGAGGTGTGGCAATGGCTACGCCGCCCGCATATTCAAAATCGGCGGCAGTGACCACATCACCAGAAGGTTCCTCCGGTGGTAGCGGCGGTGCTGGCCCGACAATCGGGGGAGGAGGGTCGGGCACTACCACCACCGGAGGAATTGGGGACGCATGCAGCAATTGCAACGCATCCACCTCGGATTCGAGCGCCTCGATGCGCTCGGCTACAGGATCATGCGCCCATGTGACTGTGGACAGTAGTGCTAAAACCAATGTCATCGCCAAACGGTTCATCGGTACCACTCCAAAAGCATAAACGTCGCAGCGAATAGCCCACCCAGAATCGCGAGCATCCCCACCCACGGCATGACCTCATCACGCGCCCGACGATACGCAGAGCACGCTTTCAAGCACCCCGCAACCACCGCGAGCTGGAGCGCAGTTGCAACGATGGATCCCGTCATCGAGTTGTACCACTCATGAGGGACAACACCAGCACGACGCAACACGTAAAACGCGGACATAGCGAGAAGGGCCACCAGAAAAACCAGCAGCGCGGACGGGAATGAGCCCCAGGGCATTGAGCGTCGCAGCTCGCGGGTACGCAGCCACCACGGAGCATAGAGATACAGGGCAGATAGCAGCGCCGCGCCAGAGGTAACCAGTCCAGCAGCCACCAAATGTGAGCCGATATCACTTCCCATTTCGCTTAATCGCTCTCGCGCTCTCCATCAGCCCGTCAAACGCCTCGAGTATCTCTCTGTCGCGGTCCTCGCTTCGACGGGCGAATGCCACCCGCGAGCCCCGGCCCTTGCGCCGGTCTAGTAGCGGTAGCACCCGCCTACACCAGCCGATCACCGCCGTTCCTTCGTCACACTGTCGAGCGACTCTTTCAGGGTTTTCAGGGCATGAATTAGCCGCTCCTTCAACACCGCGTCCTGGATGTCGCGCTGATGCGTGTGCATCGCGATCCGGTATATCCACCATGCCTCGACCACCACGCACCACCCGAGCAGAGCGATTAGCAGTAAGGGATATCCGCCGAGCTCCCATGCGCGTGTTAGCGACTCCACGACTCACGATTCATGCAATCTATCCGAGTGCTATGTCTGCTCTCAGGGTAGACGATTATCGGAGTTAGGCGGTAGCTTCACCCGTGATTAGCTCGAGCTGCTCGCCTATGCCTAGCGCTGCGCGGCAAAAGGCTATCTGGTCATCGAGCTTGGCGAGTCGCTCCTCGTCCAGCGAAGTGTTGGCGTCTCCAGTGCCTTGTATGCCGCATCCAGGGCGCCGAGCTTGATGCGGCAGCCTTGACCTTGTGGCGTGCTTCCTTGCGCTCAGCCTTTAGGCCATCGATCTGGACATCAAGATGATACATTTGCGTGCAGCGCTCGGCGACGAGCGCTTGATTGTCTGGATTGTTCCGGCTCTCGATGCCGTCATCGTCCAGCGAGTCGTTGGTCTCGCCTGTGCCTTGCAACGGTGTCACGTTTGTTTCTTTCATGGTTCTCTCCTATCACTCAGTCAATCTTCGATGCAGCACCGTAAAAGCCACCGCTGCCTGCAACGGCACGACGCCATTACCGGTGAGTCTAAGTCGGTCCATCCTGGCTCCCATCCCATTAGCCACTCGACAAAGCGCGGGTTCAAGCGTCGGGTCGGCTTCGAGGACTTCGCGCCATCGGTCGAGCTCGTTGGGTCCGGGCGGCCACTGGAGTCCCCCGTCATTACGGCATCGGTCAGACTCACGCCCTGATGCACCTTTGACCCCGGAGCATTCCTGCTCCCTCCCGCTTTCGAGTCGCCCGATGTCGGCGTCGGCCAATTCTCCGCGTCCTCCGTGCGTGGGCTTGGCCACGTCTTCGTCTGCGCTTCTAGCCCCTCCTGAACTTTCTTCCCGTCGTAGTAAAGGCTGCCCTGCACTCGCTCGGCGTGGTCCGTGCTGCGACCACCAGTCGGGGCATTCGGGGTTTTCCACAAGCCAACATTTGTTGGGGTCGTGACATCGGTTGGGGTCATAACAGACGGAATAGTATCGGCAGTATTCTTGCGGTCCTGGGATTTCTTCGCCCCATTCATCAACCAGTGGGTCGTCGCCCACGTCTCCAAGCTTGGCCGCTCCGGGCCGTCCGGGTTCGCCCCTCCCTTGTTTCGCCCGTAGCTCGTCGCGCTCGGCGTCGGATACTCTCGCGAGAAGGAAGAACCGCTCACGCCTGTGCGGGGCACCCACGCTTGACGCTGGTATACGCTCCCACTCCGCATCGAACCCGAGGTCGGCAAGGTCTCCGAGTACTCGTCGCATTGGCCCGTTAGCAAGCAAACCTGAGACGTTCTCAATGAATACGTACCGGGGTCGAATTTCCCCAATAAGCCGAGCAAACTCTGACCAGAGTCCTGAGCGCTCACCGTCAATACCGGCTCGCTTTCCGGCAACGGACAAGTCCTGGCACGGGAATCCGCCAGAGACGATATCCACGAGGCCACGGAACGGTTTACCGTCGAAGGTGGTAACGTCGTCCCACACAGGAGCCCGGTCCAGGGTCTCGTCTTCCATCCGTGCCACGAGCACGGCCGCCGCGTATGCTTCCCGCTCAACGTAAGCGACAGTTGCCAGGTTTCTGACGGCAATCTTGAGTCCGAGCTCGAGTCCTCCGGCGCCGGCGAACAGGGCAAGATTGGTGAATGGAGCCACATCTATCGACATTCCCAGTATATCCACGCCCATGATGGGCAGTCTGGAGCATAGATGAAATAACCGACCTCCAGAAGCCAGTTGAGACAATCGAGCTCGATCATGGCCAAACAGGCTTGCGAGCTTGCCGCGTATGCCACGATCTCGAAGGAGCCTTGCCTTTGGTATGGGTCAAAACGGGACCTCCATGAGCTCCGGCTCGCGCTCCTCGATGATGTACTGTGCATCCTCGACGCTGCGCGCTACACCGGCAACACCGCCGAACTGGCGCACCCGGTCGATAAACGCTTGCTGCTCGAGCGTCGGCCGGCCGTCCCACTTCTTGACCTCGATGGCCATGAATCGACCATCCTTCATCTGCCCAAGGATGTCGGCGCATCCCTTGAACGCGAATCGTATCCATCGCTCGGTGGTCTTGTTGGTCTTCTTTGAGGTGTATTCGGCCTTGGTCGATCCGGTGTTCATGCGGTGCGCCCAGGCAACCTTCGGGTGGTGCTTGAGCAGGACGATGATGGCGGCCTGTATCTCGGCCTCGGAGGCGTATGTGGAGTACGGGCCGGTCGGTGCCGGTGCTTTACCGAACCCCATATCGCGTTGTTTAGATCTCACCCATAAGCTCCGACAAGGGCTTGCGCTAAAAGGTAGAGCACCATCGCCGCGCAACCGAACAAGCCCAGGCAGCCGATGACCGACATGATGGTGCGGAGCATGTTCATGTCATTTTGTTTAATCCTCCGCCTGATGGCATTGCCTCTGCTTAGCAGCGACTAACTGCTATGCCTGGCGCCAGTTTCGCTCATGCTCTCGCTGGGCTGCTGCCAAGCACGCCGGGCATGCATCTCGATTACGGTGTGTAACCCACCCACGAGCCCATGCTAGGGCGATCAGCTCGTAGTGGGACATACCCTCCACTTTCAGCCGAACGTCGCCACACGCATCACACAGGAGCTCTAGGGCGTACTTCTGAACCATATCTTGGTCTCGTCGAGGAGCATGATCGTTATTTGAATGCCATCGACGCGGTGGTCCACTCGTCGATCGCATTGTTTGCAAGCTCGCTGCGAGATTTGCCTGTCTGCTTCGAGAGCGTGGTTAGCCATTCGTGATTGGCGGCAGAGAGCACCAGTTGACACTTGACGGCGTTTCGGTCCCCATATTTACGGGGGCGACCGGCGGTATCATTTGGCTCATGTTGGCTCATTTGCTTTCCTTTTCGATGACAATAATCACCTCGGTGGGCGCTTTTTCGGGCGTTTTCACCTCTTGAGCGGGGACGACGTAGCCGAAGAGCTGTAGTGCTGCGAAGAGTAGAACGTCCATCGTTATTTCCTGGTCATGGTGGCGTAGCGACTACTCCGCCTTATCCTTCAGATTCTCTTGTTTCGTGGGTACCTTCGACAGAGAGGCGTTCGCGGTCTTTGGTGCGGTGGTCGAGCCAATGCAATGCTTCTTGCAGCTTGGTGATGGCGAGACTATTTTCTCGGCACTTGAACTTCGAGCCCTGATAAAACTCAAGGCGACCGATGGCCGCACTGATAACGCCATCAACGAAAGCACCGTTTGGCTCAACGCGCCTATCCCCTCGGTTGAGCGGGCCGTTTTGCCAGTCAATCTTGATCCCAGTGCCTAGCACGGCCCCACCCGCGGGATCCCCGCGGTCATCTACTCGATGAATCTGCCTGATTTCTTGGTTCATAGTTTATCTCCATTTCATCCAGCCAATCGGGGGTAGCTTGAAATCACCCCAGAAGAACCATGCGTACTCACTGTTATCGGTGCCTCCGCCAGTCACAAAGCTCGGGCTTTGACCTTATGGCACCAATTGACGAGCTCGGAGAAATTCACGGTCGCCTCGGGGTCACTGAGCCAAATATTCTCTAGTACGCCAAGAATCGCGGTGCCGGATTTATCGGGTTGTGCCATGCCTTGTCCTCTTGGTGGCTCGGGTGGGGTCGGGTCATAGGTCTCGACCTCGCTCGGGTGGTACAGGGGGCGCGCGTAGCTCACACCCGCTCCCCGACAAATGCTCGAGCACCGTCGACGTACAGCGATATCGGCGCGGCTCGAGCGGGGCCGCCGCGGTTCTTCGCTATCAGCATCTCGTAGGTGTCGGCGGCCGGACCTACGCCGTGCGTCCCGTGGATGAACAGCACCACATCGGCATCCTGCTCGATGTTTCCGCACTCGCGCAGGTCGGAAAGCCTCGGCCGGCGCTTCTCCTTTTCGACCTCGCGAGACACCTGGGACAGTGCCAGGATGGGCATCTTGAGCTCCATGGCGAGCTGCTTGAGCGTGCGGCTCACCTCGGCGAGCTCATCGAAGCGGTTGCGCCCCTGGGAGCGCACGAGCTGAAGGTAATCCAGCACCGCAAGCTCGATGCCATGCACGTTTCGCCACTCCACGATGCGCCCGGCGATCTCCGCGAGGCTAGAGCTGCGGTCATCCACCCAGATAGGCCAATCGGCCTCGGGCTTGGTGTTGGCATAGGCGCGTTCGCCGAGCTCGACATCATCCATCTCGAGCGAGCACAAACCCACCGGGGTGCCGCGGATCCCGGCGCGCAGCGCAATCTGCCAGGCAAGCGCGGACTTGTATTTGCCGGGCCGCCCACCCAGGACGTAAAGCCTCGGTCCGTAGAGGCCACCGAGGAGGATGTCTAGCCCGGGGAGAGTGGTCGATACCCCCACAGCGAACCCGTCATTCCTGGCTTTCGCCCTCACCTCTCGAGCACTCATGGTCGCCTCGAGCACCCGCTGGAAACTCTTGCTCTCACCGCTGCGGGCCACGATGCGCTGTAATCCGCGGATGGTATCGGTGATCGCGTCCGGGTTGAGCGGGAGCGCCTCGAGGGCGTCGTGGAGCAATACAGAAGCACGGCGTCGGTTCGAAAGCGAGCGCACAGCCATCGCGTACTTGTCGGCATTGGCGGTCGAACCGACATAGCGCTGGAGCTCTCCCAGGTAGCCCAAGTCTGCCCCGTCGAGCTCGACCTGGCGTTCAGCGAATCGCTCGTAAATCGAAAAAGCATCGGCGACCATGCCCTGACGGATGTAGCTCGAGCACTGGCTGAAAATCTCCCGATGCACCGGTACCGCGAAATCATCGACCTCGAGCTGACCGAGGCGCCAGAACGTCGAATTGTCCGACAGCACGGCACCCAGAACTGATTGCTCGGCATCCAGGCTGTAGGGCTCAGTTGAGGGCATATTCATCCTCCGGTTTCGAGTCGTCGATTCGCTGCTGTTCGTTCGACATCCAGGCGGCTATGTGGCGCCGAATTCCTGCCTTGGTTTTCCGTCTGGTGGGATTGCTCAGGTTCCACTCTCGGATCTCTCTCATCTCCTGGTGGATATCTACTCCTGGAAACGCCTTTGCTAGTTCGACTAGATATTCGCTGGTGACTTTGAAATCATCGCTACCGTTTTTCAGTGGAATCGTGATTTTTTCCAGTTCGAGTGAATCGCTCGGACAAATGCCTTTATCTACATCTGCATCTGCATCTGCATGTGTGGACATTGGTGGACATTGGTGGACATTGGTGGACACGTCCGGTTTTAATTGCTCTGCGGCTCGTTGCCGGCGTTTGTCCTCTCGCCACTTACTTCTGCGGTCTTCGTTGCTTTTGATGTCCCGGTACTTCTCGTAATTGACCAGCCGCCAACCCCAGGGCCTGTGGGTGTCCATCCGCGAGATGCGTCTCCCATCGTTGCCGGCCGTGCGTGAATAGGGGTCATCGGCCTCGAGCACAGAAATCCCTTTCGCGAGGATGTGGGCCGGGATGCTGGTGCGGGCCGAGATTGCGTCGATTGTCATGTCTACGATGCCGGCAGGGTCTGCCAGAACGATGAGCTGTTGCATGGTGACGATTGCCTCCCAGTGACCGAACAAAGTCCCGTCGTACATGGAGTCAAAGATTTTTCCGTACACCCATTTGCGCTCGGGTGGTGACTACGATGCGTTGGGGCGGCGCGTCAAGAGCTGCGCCTTTTTAATCCGACCTTTGGTTGCTCGCTGGATGGCTTTCCAGTAGCTCGTTTCCCCCGTCCACTCGGTTCGAGGGATCCCATTTTTCTCCCACTTTCTAACGGCCTGATACGTGACACCGCACAAGATGGCTAGATTCCCGAGTCCGACAATCGTGATAGCTTCGGTGATGGGGTTCGGTGTGTCATTCAATTGAGCATCCATCCGACAAGGATAGAACCCTGTGCTGCGGTTAGTCAAGCTCGGATGGAGGGCAATTGAATAACTGCAAGTACTTGACACGTGTAACCGGGTGTTCTATTTTTCAGTTATGTCAAGCCACGGAACGGAAAACGAAACCATGAGCACGAAAATCTACGCACTACTTGAGGGCGTTGAGCGTAAAGACCATGATTGACTCGCATTCATGGTCGGACGGAGTTTGGGAAATCCACGCAAAGCGCTACATGCAGTTGGATACGATCTTTAGCCGGTATCCGTCAATCGGGTATGCCGCGCTAGATCGTACTAACCGCTCGAATCCGGACACGGCCACCTGGATCACTTGCCTGGCATTCAAAATCGATCGCCTCGAGAAAGGCTTTTACCCGACCGGGCCTGGCTATCCTTACGTCGTGCAGATAGCGTTTCATTGGGAAAATCGAGCGGGCGGGCTCCAGGGCCACCAATTCACTCTCGATCCTACAACCGGCCGGGTCTATCCGTGCGCGGTCTTGTGGGAGAAGCCTCACAGAGTGCGGGGGCGGGTTGTTCATGGGCAAGGTCGTATCGGAATACCGGAGGGCTGGACCAAGCCTCTCGGAAAAGACGACCTGAGCCTATGCCAAGTGCTCTCTTTTTGCATGAACATCACGGGCACTGTCGATTGGAGCGCAACCGCATACACCAAGGGAGGGGACAACTTACCGCCTGACTGGGGCAAAGACTCGGACACGGATGTCGATGAGTCGTTTATATCCGACGAGGAGATAGGTAAACCACACTACTACGTGAGGGCGAAACCATGACCCCCTACCAAGAAGGCATCGACGCCGCCCGGCACTGGCCCGACTTCATGGCCATCCACGACTGCCCGTATATCTACGGGTCCGAAGAAAACATCGACTGGCGCCGTGGCTACCTTGATGGACTTGGCCCGGTCGAAACTGTATGCGCCACGTGCGGAGCGAAGATCTCCGGCACGTGCTCACTATGCGAGAGGAGCAACATCTAATGGGCGAACTAGCAGTAATCGAAGAACGGGCACTCACGGCGGTCGAGGTCCGGTCCCATGTGAATCTCATTCAAGAGGTTATGAGCCGCGTTATGAAGGAGGAGACACACTATGGAGTCATCCCCGGGACGAAGAAACCCTCGCTCTGGAAAGCAGGCTCAGAGGTGCTCTTGACAACATTCCGTATCGCGGTTGACCCAGAGATTGAAGACTTGAGCACGCACGATGAGATCCGATATCGCCTGCGGGTACACGGTGTTCACCAAGGAACCGGGGTGCGCGTGGGGACCGGTGTCGGCGAATGCTCGAGCAACGAGGAAAAATACAAATGGCGCCGAGCTATCTGCCCCGAAGAGTGGGCGGCAACGGACGAGGCGCGAAGACGAGTGAAGTATGGTCGGGCTAAGCGCGGAAGTAGCGGCCCGGGGTTTTACACCGAGCAGCAGGTACGGACCGACCCAGCGGATCAGGCCAACACGATCTTGAAGATGGCCAAGAAGCGCGGCCAGATAGATATGACGCTGACCGCGACCGGGGCATCTGATTGCTTCACACAAGATTTGGAAGAAATGGAGTCGCAGCGCGAGGCGGAAACCGAGGAGCAACGCCCACCGATCAAAGAGCCCAAGCGCAAGTCGGAGAGCAAGCCAGCGAGCACAACGGCCGGCACCGTGACCGAGGGCCAGGTCAAGGTAATCCGCGCGAACGCCGAGAAGTGTGGACTAGTCGAGTCTGCCGTGTGCACTCAGTTCCAGGTGGGCCACCTCGAGGAAATCGACGCATCGGCCATCAACGATGTACTCGAGTGGATTGAGGACAACAACGCTGGGGCGGATGTGCCGCAATGAAAATCGATCGGGTGGTAACCAGATGACCCGCCTCCAATTCAACCGCGAGCCACACACGTACACGTACGACGGCGTGGTCGTACCGAGCGTCACTCAGGTGCTCCCGTCGCCGATTGTCCCCACCACGCACATGCAATTAGACATGGAGTACGCACGCCAGCGCGGCCAAGCAGTTCACCTGGCCACCGAGCTTTATGATCTGGGAGACCTCGACGAGGACAGCATGGATCCTGTAATCGTGCCCTACCTGGACGCCTGGGAGAAATTTCTGATTGACTCTGATTTCCACGTCTCAGACATCGAGGCGCGCGTTTACTCCGAGCGCAACCGCTACGCCGGGACGCTGGACCGGAGCGGGACAATCAATGGCGGCAAGGCAATCCTCGACATCAAGGCAGTGCATAAGCTATCGCCGACTACGGGGCTGCAAACTGCCGCTTACGAAGATGCGTATCGCAAAGACCGGCGATGCAAGCCCGCGCGCCGCTTCGCTGTACAGCTCAAACCTGACGGGGCCTATGTCATGCGGGAATACACCGACACGTCCGACCTGTCGGTCTTTCTTTCTTACCTACAAATTCACAACTGGGAGCAAACATATGGAATCGATTAGTTTTGAAATTACTGACGCCGCGAAAGCAGTAGCAGTGCGCTGCCACAACCTGAAAGTGAGCATTGAAGGTATTTTCACAATCTATTCCGCCGAGGGCTACGAGGATGCCGCCGAGCGGCTCAAGGCGATCAAGGCAGCCGAGAAAGAGCTCGACCAAGCGCGCAAAGAGATCACGCGCCCAATGGACGAACTCAAGAAGACAGTTATGGACTTTTTCCGAACGCCGGCCGAAGACCTGCGCGCCTCGGAGGTGGCGATAAAGCGAGCCATGCAAGTGTGGACACGCGAACAGGAGCGCCTACGCCGCGACGAGGAAGCACGGCTGCGAGAGATTGCCCGCAAGGAGCAAGCGAAGTTACAGCGCGCCGCGGAGCGAGCAGAGAAGGCAGGCCGGGAAGAGAAAGCGGCAGCACTCCAGCGCGAAGCCGAGACGGTCTCAATGCCGATAATCGCGCCGAGCACACCCAAGGTTGCGGGGATATCCACGCGCAAGACGTACCGAGCTAACGTGGTCGACAAGATGGCGCTAATTCGCGCAGTGGCGAATGGACTGGTCCCGACTGCCGCGCTAGACGTCAATCAGAAGTTTTTGAGTAACCAAGCCCGAGCGCTCAACACGAGCCTGGACTACCCCGGCGTCGAGGTTGTGGAAGACGAGACGATCAGCTCGCGGGCGTCATGACTGAAATCACGCGAAGCGTTAAGGCCCGGGCGCGGAGATCGTGAAGACGGCTGATTCCGGTGCATGCCGGGAAAGACGCCCACGGGCCACTTACTGAGGGCCCACAATGACAGACAGACCGCCACTCACATTCGAGGTCCCGCCCGGCACCCCGTTCACCGAGTGCCGGACGTGCGGCGCCACCATTCAGTGGATCGTGACCAAGCGCCAGAAGCGTATGCCGGTGGACGTGCCCGAGCGGACAAGCCACTTTGCTACCTGCCCCGATGCCGATAAGTGGAGGAAATGATGCCTATGACCACCACAACCACTCTTACGGCAGTGTGTGACGAGTGCGGGCACCAGCAGGACTGGCAGGCGAGGGAAGCTCAGGAGTGCTTCGAGCGCGCAGCTAATGATGGATGGAGACTGTCTCAGGGGGCAGTATTATGCCCGGTATGCGCTAAGGACGAAGAACGATGAGCACAACCGACATTGCAATTATCTGCATCGTGGTGGCGTTTATCACGCACCTCATCTGGCATGTATCGGAGCGAATATGATGGACACACCACGAAAAAAGTTTGACCACCTAGCCGGTAAACCCTTCGAGGAGATTGAGTGAATGTTTGCGAAGTCCGGGAATCTATCTTGGTCAGTTATCAGGCATCGCTGGGCAGTCCAGCATGCTGAAGAGGAAAAAGGTAATGGGTGATAGAGCAATAGTTCAATTTGAAAATTATTGGAAAGAACTTAGTCCTGCTGTCTACCTTCATTGGGGCGG